AACGGCCATAGAAGCCCCGCCCGGTTGGCGAATCGTCCACCGTGACGCTTCGCAGATCGAAGCTCGGATGACAGCGTGGTTGGCAAAATGCAATGTCCTGTTGGATGCTTTCCGTGAGAAACGCGACGTCTACTGTGAGTTCGCGTCGATTGTATACGACCGCGAGGTGACGCCGGCAGATAAACTTTCAAGATTTGTCGGCAAGACAGCAATTCTTGGCCTTGGCTATGGCTGCGGCGCTGCGAAGTTTCAGAAGATGTTATTTATCGGCAACGGCGGCATCAGCTTTAAGGTGGACATCGAGACTGCCGAGGTGATCGTCGCCAATTACCGTGCGGTCTACGCCGAAATCCCGGCGTTGTGGCAGTATTTGAGCTACCTGTTAAAACAGGTTGTTAAATTATCCCGGCGAGTGCGGTATGAGCGGATGCCTTATGGAGTGGATTACAGACATATCCCGGTCCGCCTGGATTACGACAGCTTTGTCCTGCCGAACGGGTTGAAAATATGCTATCCTCATTTGCGTCAAGACCAAGCCGATGCGCAGATGATGTATACTGATCCGAACCGCCACGATCCAGTACATATCTATGGAGCAAAAGCCTGCGAAAATCTGGCTCAGGCTTTAGCAAGGATTATAATTACCGATGTCGCTGTCCGTATGCGCGCGACGACTGGTTACATGCCCTTTCTAACTTGCCATGATAGCCTGGACTACTGCGTGCCTCGCAGCGAGGCCGAGGCGGTCGATGCGGAGCTAACTCGGCAGTTTGCTTTTGTCCCGGTATGGGCGCAGGGTCTGCCCTTAGACAGCGACGGCGGATGGGGCCGCAACCTGACGGCAGCAGAGCGGAGGGATAATAGTTGAGGCGCTTCACCGGGAACAGGCGCGCGCCTACCACGAGAGCCAATCCGACGATTCGTCGGGAGAAAAAAACACCAGCGAAATCAATGCCTCAAATCCAACAAATGCACAGCCTCGACCTGTGAAATCGGAATATGACCTCCGCCGGGATTGGCTGGCCGACATGAACGTGAAATGGTTCCGGGGCAAGCGCGAATGGCAGGATCGCTGGTTGCAGGATCGCGGCCTGTCGCGGATCAAGCGTATCTAACAGGAGACCTGAGATGGCAGTAGCACAAGGCACCCCGTTCAATGTCGGCGCGTACAGCTATCCCCCGCAGCCGATGACCTTGCTTGATCTCGACGCCGCCGGGCTCGACCTGACGCAGCCGGCGCCCGCCGAGTTCGTCCAGTTCCTCTACGACAACTCAAGGTCAGGCTATCTGACCTTGTGGTCGGCCCACTTGGCTAACCCCGACGGGGCGGCGCAGATCAACCGCTGGATTCACAACGCGTTGGACGTGTACCACGCCCGCGCGCTGCTGACCCAGATGGCCCCGGCGGGTGACAAGCCGGTGGGGTCGAACGTGACAGAGGTGGCCTACTCGGGCTCGACTACCCCGGCTGCGCCGGTTATCACCGATGTGCCGCTGGTCATGGGCACCGCCGCAGTTGACGGCACCCTGACCTGTACGATGGGCAACTGGCTCAACGAGCCGACCGAGTACGCCTACGCCTGGAGCGGCGGCGGTACCGCCACTGGTAATACCTATGTCGTGGTGGCGGGCGACGCCGGCACCAGCGTCAGCTGCATCGTGACGGCGACTAATGCCGGTGGGGCGACCGCTGCACCGCCGTCCAACGCGGTAGCGATCCCTGGCGCGGCCGCTGCCGCAGCTTCGGCAGAGCCGGCGAAAGAGGAGGCAAAGAAAGAGGAGGAGCCGGCGCGGCAGACCGGCGCATCCCGCCGCGACTACGGCAAGAGGGAGTAGGTGATGAGCACAAAACTCGCTGGCATCCCCGCCGACGCAGGGGGGACGACGACCAAGTTCACCGGTCGCGGTATGATTCTGGGATCACCTGCTCCCTTGCCTGCGCCACCGCCGGCGCAACAGGCTACGGCGCAATCGAGCCGCGACAAAAAGGACTGACTTAAGTGACATTCGCCTGGAGCTATGGCCCCTTGAGCCGGCGCAGCGCGACGATATGCCGACCGGTCTTACTCTCACTGACCTCAACATTCAGGTAGTATAATGGACAGCACGTCAGACGAGCGCGTCGCGAACAACGTGATGCGCCACGAGTACCGCGTTCTTACTGAAGACGAAAAAGACATGATGAAGGCGGTTAAAGACCAGGGCGTAGAGTTTTATGAACTCTGCACCCATATCGGCAACAGCCGCGAAATGTCTTTGGCGAAGACGAAGATCGAGGAAGCGGTCATGTGGGCAGTGAAGCACATCACGGGGTGACACATGGCTTTCGCGTGGTCGTTCTCAAAGCTCCAAGCATTTTCTACGTGCCCTAAAAGGTACTACCACTATGACGTAATAAAGGACGTGCAGGAGGCCGACTCGCCGCATTTGCGCGAAGGCAGTGCATTGCACAAGGCGTTCGAGGAGCGGGTGCGCGACGGTAAACAACTACCCTTGCCGTATGCCCACCACGAACCCTTGATGATAAAGCTAATCGAGTCGCCGGGCGACACGATGGCCGAGCAGAAGCTGGCGCTGACCGACAAGTTTAAACCGACCGGGTTCTTCTCCGCCAACGTGTGGTTCCGCACCATCATTGACTTTTGTAAAATCAGGCCAAAATCGGCAGTGATAGTGGACTATAAGTCGGGTAAGGTGACCGACGACGACACTCAGCTCGCGCTAATGTCGGCCACTATCATGCACTACGCTCCGGCAATCGAAGAAGTCAAAGCCGCGTTCCTCTTTGCCAACAACGACAAGCTGGTGTCTAAGACCTTTCACCGCGACGGGTTGCAGGGCATCTGGCGCGACATACTCCCACGGGTACGGAGGCTGGAAGATGCAACAGCAGCAAACGAGTACCCCCCTCGACCGAGCGGATTATGCGTTAAGTATTGTCAGGTACAAAGTTGCCCCCATTGGGGGACCGGTAGCCGCTGGTGATATGAACTACGCGCAGCTGTGCCGGCAGCGCGCGGTTTATATAGCAGGCGACGGGCCGCACACGCTGTCGCGACAGTGGGATGACAACGCGTACCAGACCAATCTCAAGGATATCGAATGAGCCGCCTCGTCGACCGGGTATACGACCAAATCCCTCGTCAACTGCGTGGCCGGCTCGACGTAGTGATCGTAGCCGACCCGTATTACCTGCGCACCGAAATCATCGTTTATGACAAAAACGGTGAGCAGTACTCCAGCGGCCTGCTCGATGTGACGCTGGACCGGGGTGAGTTCGTCGACTGCAAAATCCCGGACTGGTTTATCGGGCATATGTGCTCGATCCCAGTAGACGAGGACAGGCTTGCCGCGCGGCTATGGGACAGCCTCGAACTAGAGGACGGGCAGTACCGCATAAATTATCGTACGACATTCCAACGATGATCGAAAGGTCAATCAAGCGCAAAATTCGTGCGGTGTTTAACCGGTACCGGGATCACGGGATTTATGTCTACATGCCGGTGCCCGGCGGCTACGGCGAGTCGAGTCTTGACTACCTCGGATTTATTTATGGTCACGGATTTGCGGTCGAGGCCAAACGGCCGGGCGGCAAGCCGACACCCCGGCAAGAGGGTATAATAGAACGTATCGAGGAAAGCGGCGCGGTCGTGTTCGTGGTTAGCGACGACGACAGCCTCGCGGTGCTCAACAACTGGTTGGCGACAACTGTGAGGGGACGACATGAGCTACGACTGGCTCGGCAAGAAACCTTGGGACATTCAGAAAACTACGACAGCCTTACTGACAAAATCCGCCCGCGCCTACGTCCTTAACGAGTTCGGCACCGGCAAAACCCGCAGTGTTATCTGGGCGGCTGACTATTTGCGGCGGGTTCTCGGGTTGCAGGGGCCGGTGTTGGTCAGCGCGCCGCTATCCACATTGTCGCCTGTCTGGGAGAGCGAAATATTTAAGCTCGATCCCCGTGCCCGCGTGCAGGTGCTGCACGGGTCCAAGCAGGACCGGCTGGACAGGTTAGCCAGCGAAGCCGACTGGTATATTATAAATCATCACGGACTCGCGTTGATCACCGACGCGCTGCTCGCCAAACCGTTTTCGATTTTTGTGATCGACGAACTCGCGGTGCTGCGTAATTCGCGGACGCGGTGGTGGCGCGCAGCCCAGCAAATAATTTACTCCGGGAGTAATCCTGCATATGTGTGGGGATTAACTGGCTCGCCTACCCCCAAAGCGCCGACCGATGCGTGGGCACAGATTAAATTGCTAACCCCGGGTAACACGACGAGGACGTTCACCCGATTCAGGGACGCGACTATGTTACAAATCACCCAGTTCCGCTGGGTGCGCAAACCCGGTGCGAAAGAAATCATCCATAATCAAATGCAGCCGTCGGTCAGGTTTTCTCTGAACGACGTGACCGAGCTGCCCAGGACCACGTACCGACGATTCGACGTGCCGCTCGAGCCTTTGGCTGCCAAAGCCTATAAGTTAATGCTCGATAAATTGCGGATGATGACGGATAATGGTGAGACGATCACCGCCGCCAACGAGGGCATTCTGCAGTCAAAGCTATTGCAGGTAGCTTGCGGATTTATCTACACCGACGATAAGGGGGTGATCCGGCTGCCGGTGCAGCCCCGGCTCGACGCTTTATTGTCTATCGTAGAAAGCACTAGCAGGAAGTTCATCGTCTTTGTCCCCTTCGTGCACGCGCTGGAGGGGGTAGCCGAGCACCTGATTGCTGCCCGCGAGGACATCGCCGTGGTGCACGGCGGCACCCCGGTCGGGCTGCGTAACAAGATTTTCCGGGGCTTTCAGGAGCAAGATTCTCCACGTGGGATTGTTGCACACCCCGGCTGCATGGCACACGGATTAACCTTGACTGCCGCCAACACTATAATATGGTATTCGCCGACTAATTCATTTGAAACGTACGAACAGGCTAATGCCCGGATCGTTAGGCCAGGACAGACGTCGAAAACATTGATTGCGCACCTTGTCGGCACGTCGGTAGAACGCGCCGTGTATATGCGACTGCAAGATCGCAAATCATTTCAAGGACTACTGCTCTCGTTGTTCCACAACCAAGACGCAGCTTGACGGCATCGGGCGCGTCGCTTACGTATACAGGTGGTAGCGGTTCCTCTGGAACCGGGTTCCATCCGAGTACCCTTAAGCGGCGCACCTCATAGTCCCCTAGGCGCGCCGCCTTTTTTCTCGGAGGAACAGTGGACCCCTGCGCTTTCTTCTGGTTTAGCCTCGGCATCGGCTGCGGCGTCATGCTGCTGTTCATCCTTGAGACGTGGCAGCGATGAACTGCGCCCTCAATCTCATTGCACTCGGGTTCACCCTCGGGTCGTTCACCTTCACTCCGCCGACCGGCGCCTGGATGGCCGCCCTCGGGTTCGGCATGGCTATTGTGCTGCTCCTAAAAAAGGACACCTCGAATGACCCCGGCAAAGATGACCGAGCGTTACCTGTATCTGCGCTCACGCATCAAGCAGATCGAAGACAAGCACAAAGAAGAACTCGCTCCATACCTGGACATGAAGTTCCAGTTAGAGACCGCACTACTTGACCACCTCAATAAAAACGGGCTAGACTCGACGAAGTGTCCAGATGGCACTGCGTTCAAGTCCACCGTTACTAGCGTGTCGGTAAAGGATTGGGCCGCCACCCTCGGTTATATCCGCAAGAACAAACTCTGGGACCTGCTTGAGGCACGGGTCTCGAAGACCGCAGCCGTCGAAATCGTCACCGATACGAAGAGCCCAATCCCCGGCGTCGAGATTACCCAAGCGACGGTGTTGCGGGTGCGTACGTCCTAGGCATACACTCACCACCAACCCTATAATATCGGAGAAATCATGGCAAATTCGTTAACGTCTCTGGATCGCGGCCGGCCATCATCGCTGGCGCGCTACCGGCAGGGCTCCGGCCTTCTCAACAACGCGCGGGCCGGGCTGGCACCGTCCTTTGCCGTTGTAACCTACAAGGGGCGCAACTTCCGCATCAAGTACCGCACCGAGGAGCACATCGTACGCGATGATCGCGGCCGCGCCGCGACTTTTATCGACACGGTGATCGTTGGGGTATCCCCTAATATCTCGCGGCAGTACTTCCCCGACGCCTATGTCGAGGGGGCTAGCGAGGGGCCGGCGTGTTTCTCGACCGACGGGGTGAAGCCGGACACCAACGTGCCGCAACGGCAGAACCCGGTGTGCGGCACCTGCAAGCACTCGCAGTGGGGCTCGCGCGTCACCGACGCTGGGAAGCGCGCCAAGGCGTGCCAAGAGACACGGCGTCTGGCGGTTGTACCATTGGCCAATATCGAGAACGAGCTGATGGGCGGGCCGATGCTGCTTCGCATCCCGCCGATGTCGCTGACCAACCTGTCCAACTATTCGGACTTCCTGGCTAGCAAGGGGGCTAGCTTCGAGACCGTCGCCACCCGCATTGGGTTTGACGAGAACGTGGCTTACCCGCGCCTGACGTTCGAAACGCTGGACTGGCTCGACGACGACCAGCAGTTGCTGACAACCGGCGAGCACGGCGACGGCGGCATGTGTGCCCACCCGTTGATCGAGCGGATGCTGGGGACTGCTGCTGTCGAGGAAGTGCAGGTATCTGACAACCCGCAGCCGACGCCAGTGCCCCACCGCGAGCCACCGCAGCCAGTGGAGGAAGAAGACGACGAGGAGGTAGTCGAGGAAGAAGACGAGGAGGAGGATAAGGAGACCCGCTCGGCAGCGATTAACCCGTTTGCCGCCGAAGTGAAAGCGCCGGCACCGCGCCCGCGCGGCCGCCCGCGCAAGGAGGGTAACGGCAAGACCCAGCCGGCGGCTCTGCAGATCGAGGCCGACATGGAGTCGGCGCTCGACAGCCTGCTTGGGGGTGCCAAGTCCCTCTAAGGGATAATACGTATGGACGCGTTCGACTTCTTGTCGCGCGTCGTTGCCCCAGGCGCATTTTATGCGTTCGCGTATAAGCGCCTGGGGGTGACGACAGGTCTCCACCACCGCTTCTTCCCGCAGACCGACCTCAGACAAGCGGTCGACTGGCTGCGCCACATGGCCAACGAGGCCGACGTGTGGCACGCGGTCGCGAGCTTCAAAACCGGCGGTAGCCGCAAGCAGTCCAACGCCGAGGCGCTGCGCTGCTTCTGGTACGACGCGGACATCTCACGGCCCGGCGACGGCAAAGCGCCGGAGACGGTGTGGGCCAGCGCCCAGGAGTTGGCTAAGTGGCTGGTCGACATTAAGGACGACCTCCCCTTACCCAATCTGTGGGTGTCGTCGGGGTACGGGGTCCACCTCTACTGGGTGCTCGACAGCGCCGTGCCGGCGGCCGAGTGGACAGTCCACGCCAAGGCATTCCGGGGATTACTTAAGGCACTAGGGGCGCGCGGCGACATCGGCATCTCGGCCGACAGCGCACGGGTGCTGCGCCCGCCCGAGACCTTTAACCATAAGGTGCCGGGGTCGCCAGTCCCGACAGGCGAGATAACCCCTAAGATTATCCGCACGGTACCTGACTTTGTTACAGCAGACTTCCTAAAGCTGTTTACTCCCGGAGTAAGCCCGTCGCTGGGGCCGCCGCCAAACCGTCGGGTAAGCACCAAATCCCTCGACGCCGCTAAGGCAAACCTTTCAAAGCCGCCGCCAGCGGACTTTGCAACGATCGCCGATCATTGCCTCCAAGTTCGCAAGAGCCTGGATGAGGCGGGCGAGCACGATCTGCGCCCGCTGTGGCACCTGCTGATCAACCTCACCTATTTCTGCGACGACCGCAAGTCGGCGCACGCTATCGGTAACAAGCATCCGAAGTATAGCGAGGATGATACCGACGCCAAGTTCGACCAGACCGAGCAGGAACACAAGTCCAAGCAAAATTTCGGTGCGCCGTCGTGCGAGAGCCTCGACATAGCCCGCCCCGGTGTGTGCGACAATTGTCAGTACCGGGGCAAGATAAAGGGGCCGTACACGCTGGGCTGGGCCGATCTGCCGGTCGGTTATAGGCAGGACGCCTATCAGCTCTATCGAAACGACGACGGGGAATACGTGCCTTTAATCAAAGGCAACGTATCCGACCCACAGCTGTTGCTTGTTCCCGGTACCGGCTATCAGTTCGCATTTAACTATGCGTTTGCTAATAAGGTTTCGCCGGTCCGCATAGACGAGAGCAAAATCCTGGGTGCGGCGGACAGGGTACGGCCTTTGTTCACACCGCAGGGGGTACCGCTTAACCGTTTCAACGCTGTTCACTTCGCGGATTTCATTATGGCCTGGATACTAAAACTCAGAGAAGCCCTCATGGCCCAGGATGCGCCGCCGTCGTTTGGCTGGGTACACAATGAGCATGGCGGGTACCTGGGGTTGTCGGTCGCCGGCACCTTCTACCGAGTCGATGGCACCGAGGGGATCGCCCAGCCGGGCGACGGCAGGATTCGGGACAACTATCAGCCCAAGGGGGATATCAAGCTCTGGCGTCAAGCCACTGAGTACGTGATCGGCGACAAGCCGGAACTGCATACCTTGGTAGGTGCATCGTTCGCCGCGCCGCTGATGGAGATGATCGGCGAGTCAGGCATTCTCTCTGTTTGGTCGCAGCTTTCCGGTGCCCGCAAAACCTCGACATTTCGGGTAGCGACAGCGGTGTGGTGCAACCCCATCACCGGGATGAGCGCCATCAAGGACACCACCAACTCGGTGCAGCAGTCGCTCGGCGAGACCAAGATCATGCCGGTGTTCTGGGACGAAATACACACGGCATCGAAAGAACAAGCCGCCGTGATGGTGGAGATGTTTTTTAACATCACCCAAGGCAGGGGGCGGGCGCGCTTAGATCAGCGGATGGAGCAGCGGTCGGTCGGCTACTGGCGCACGCTACTGATACTCAGTTCCAACAAACCCAACGCCGAGATGATCGAGCAGGACCGGGCGCACACCAACGCCGGCGCGCTCCGCATGTTCGAGTACGAGGTTGAGCCGGTGGGCGAGGCTGACCAGGAGGCGGTCTCCATCGTTCAGTTGGCCGAGCACAATCATGGGATAGCCGGCCGGCTCTACGCCAAGTGGATCACGTCAAACCTCGACACGGTGCAGTCGGTGATCAAGACGATCCGCACGATGCTTTACAACGACATCAAGGACATTCGGCCGGAGGAGCGGTTCCACGTCGCAACTATCGTCGGGATCACGGCGGGCGCCTGGATCGCTAACAAGATCGGGCTCGTCACACTGGACTGGCAGGCGGTGTACGCCTTCCTCAAATCCAAGCTACGCACGATCCGCGACGACCGCCAGATTGAGAACCCGTCGGACGATGGCAAGCTGCTGGGAACCAAGTTCGAGAAGTTTGTCGCCGATAACACCGAAGACCTATTGGTCACTCAGAGTTTTGTCAAAGCCGGGCGGCCATCAGGCCGGCTGATCGACGACCGCATCAAAGTTATCAAGGCGCCGTCGTTCAAGTGCGCCCGTGCCCTCATCCATATCGGGCTCGACGAACAGGAGATGCGGTTCGACCAGAACGCCTTTAAGCAATGGTGCCAGCGTAACGGCCAGTCGCACACCGCCATGTTCAGTATGATGGATAAGCTGTGGGCGATTAAAAAGGTGCAGATGGTGCTGGGTATCGGCACTGAGTGGTCGTCCGGCGCTAAGGTCTATTACCGCAAGCTGATGCTGACCGCGCCGGAGCTGAAGCACCACCTCGACTGGGGCACGCCAGCCCCGCAGGCAGCGACTAACGTCGTCCCTTTCCCGCCGGCCGCCGAGTAGCTTTCATGTCGGCGCGGTTGAAGTCCTTCGCAACGGACTGCGGGATGCCGACCTTCTTAGCGAACTTAGGCGAGTGCGCTGCCGCCGCCATCGTGCGTGCTTGCTTACGTGATGAGGAAGGCATCGGCATCCTCCTCGATGTATGACCCGTCAGGCTGCCGCACTCGGTATCTGAGCGGTGCAGTCAGATCGACGATCTTCCAGTTGCCAGTCTGGCTATGGTGAAACGTATTGCATTCAGCGCACTCAATCTGGCCGTCTTCATAAAGCCAGAAATTCTCGCAGCCACAGTCACACTGCCAGACTTTAGGTTTTGATTTTTCCTTGGGTCGGAAGTTTTCGACGGTCATCGGGCACCTCGCATATAGGGTGTAGCCGCTCCTTAACATTGCCGGGGCGTTCGCCTTCGCAGCAATGCGCGATGCCGTACCCACCGCAAGTCCAACAGGTCTCCTCGGTGATCGTCATGCGACCTCGGCCGTTACACGTTGGGCAAATCACGGTTCGCCGCCTCTAAGAGCTTCTGCGCGTATAGGCGTAACGTATCTCGGGTTACGCTAATCCGCAGCCGCTCCATCTGATTAAACCGATACATGTCGAGGTGGACATACTCTCCAGTGCCTTCGTCGGCGACAATGAGACGGCCAGGGAATACCGTCGGCTCCATGCCTAATCTCCTGCTCGAACAGACTGTGGCAACGGGGTCATTTTATTGATAGCCCGTGGAACGGTGCGCCACCACCCAGTATCAACGTTACCAACCAGATCAACGCCAATAAGGCAATAATCAACAGCCCGAACTTATCGACCTGGGGTGGTACTGGTAGGCCGATATAGCGCAATACCCAGAGAACGGCTAGGAATACTCCGGCGATTAGTACTACTGCCAGTAGTACCCACAGAAGCCCAATAACTAAAGCGCCCATCACGTTCCCCAGTAAACCAGCGCTAGCATGGATGCGGCGAGGGTGAACACCCAGATAGCCAACTCTATATTACTACCCCGGTACCCGGCGCAGCGGATCGACCCGCAGGCGATCAGCCGGTCAATCTTAGGGGGGGCCATAAACCCGATCCTCCGTGACGCCATAGGCTAATGGTTTCTCTCGGCAGCCGACACAGAATCCCCTCGCTGAGATAGACGGCGGTCCGTCGGTGACCCAGCAGATGCCGCTACTCTTACACCGGCGTGGCCGACAAGCAGCACGGTGCTCGACATATTTAGCGAAGTGCTCTAACTCCTCCGGATCGTACCGGCGGGATTGATGACGTGCCATGCCCGATATTATAGTCCCGCTTGCCTTTAAGGCGGAAGAAATTCCGGGGGTCCAGCTCAGCCGCCAGCATCTGCGCCTCCAGCTCGCGGCAGTAGGCTTGGTTCCGTGCGTGATCCTGCTCGTCCATATCGAACAGGTCGACATCCGGCGGGGTTACTCCGGAAGTAAGACCTCTCATCGGTAAGCTCGCGTCATCTCGATAGCCGCCCGCGTGTCACGCTTGGGCACATCCATCCCATAGAGTTGCGGCTGGGCGTTAACCCTGGCCTGATCCCGCAGCCGGCTCTGGATTTGCTGGCCGGTGATCCGGTCCTCCGGCCGTGCCGCTGTGTTGTAGCGGGTGATCTCAGCGAAGATCGACGAACGCTCATTACCTTTGGCCCGCACCAGCCGGTCGAGGATGTTCTTATGGGTATCCTCGACCACCTTCTGGTCGAGGTTGATCATCGCGCGAGCTTCGCGCGCATCGCTCGATCTCGACGGGATAAACCCAAGCCCCTTAGCGACAATGTCGCCAGTCGTAAACTTCTCCGCCGGCACAATGGTACGGTCGCCCTTGCCAGTCTTCAGACCGTGCTGACTCCACTGGTACGCGGTCAGCGGGTCCTCGATAACGCGCGGCATCAGTTTAGCGATGGTCTCCACCCGGATGTCGCCTTTGCGGACTTTACTTGCAGCTTCGGCTAGGTCCGTCGCCGTACCACCGGCTGCACCAGTCATCAGCTCAAGCATAAACTCGCCGTACCCCTTAGCATCGAACGTCTGCAGTTCCGGGATACCGAGCAGGTTGGTAAACTTGAGCGACCGGTGCACGTCGACGCCCAGGGTCATCGGCAGCCCCCGGTCGAACACGTCGGCTAGGGTCTTGCTGCCGCTTATGTCGCGAACCCAGGTGCGGGCACGCGTTTGCATTTCCTTATTGGTGTGCGGCCGGTCGGCGCCCTCGCCACCAAGCCATTCTGGCAGGTAATCGTAGAGGCCGAAACCAACCATCGCCGGCAATGACCCGAAGATGCTGGCGCCGATACCGCCATACATCAGCGCGTGGCTGCCTTGGAGGTAGGCTAAGGACTTCCACGCCTCGCGACGCGCCTCGGTCCCCTTCGCATTGCGAATACCTTCGGCGATCAGATTACCCTGCACCCCGTACATGTGCAGACCAAACTGCTTAAACTGGGTAATCAACGGCGCGCCGTACTTACCGAGCGAACTCTGCGCCGAGGCGAGGCGAGACTTGTTGTAGTGGTTATAGTCCGGTAGAGCGTTGCGCGCGGTCTGCTTGGCGTACTCGATAGCCCCTGTGACATCGCCGCCGTTCTTCCTCAGTTCCGCGACAAAGGCCGCCTTGGCGGTCGCGGTGCGCATCATGCTGTCGAGCGCGTGCTCGCCAGCACCAAAGATATCCAGCGTGCGGCCGATAAAATTAATGGGACCGTTGGCACCGAGCCAACCATCCGGGCCAGCCATCCGCTGCATTTCACGGATTTTAGTTTGGTTGATCAGATTAGACCGGTTCAACTCGTCGATCAGTAGATCGACATGCTGATTTGAAATATCGTCGGCCCGGTACAACCGCTCACGATAAAGCTTAGCCAAATCCCAGTTAGCAGCTTTAAGTTCGCGGTGATACGCCGCCATGGCGTTGGTCCCAGCCCCGCGTAATGCTGGGCTGGCTAGTTGAGCATAAGCTCTAGTTAGGCCAAACACCGAACTGATGCCATGCCTGCCGGCGATAAGGCTCATCGCAGCAGCGTGCGTGCCGGCGAGTTGCATGACCAAATGCGCCGGCCGGATCAGGGCATCCGCTACCGTCAGCGTGGTCAGCCCACGCGTGCCACGCCCCATCAAATCCGACGTGATATCGCCATCGACCGGCGCCAAGCGGGTGCGCAGTTCCTCGGTGCCAAGCTGTGCCAGCGTGACAGCGGCACGGCTGGCTTGCGGCGATGGAGCGTAAATCGGATTCCCCTGAGCATCGACGCCGGTGGGCGTGCCATGCCCGGCGCGGTGCAGCATGTCGCGTTCTTTTTCCATCTGAAACTGCGACCGCAGGACTTCGCCCTGGTGCTTTAGATGACCGACACGCGACGAGTGCCCGAGGAAATCTACCATCAAGTTGCGTGCCTGCTCGATAGAGGCACCGGCAATCCCCTCGCGGCGCATGGTACGCGTCGACATGCGGGTACCCTGCTGGATCAATTGGCCGGAATAGAGGTCGCGTAATACCCGCTGCGCATCTTCGCTAAGACCGCTGCGCTCCATCGCCCGGTCGAGCGTACCGAGCGCTTGGTCGAGACGCATCCCGGCGGTAAACCCTTGCTTAGATTTGGTAAACACCTGCGACACGTCACTCCGGCCAGCGCGGGCCGGGATGTTACGCGACGGGTCGGCAGCTTCGCCTGCTTCCAGGTATGCTTTGAAGTCTTTAGCTTCCGAGGGTTTCTCAAACATCCGCACGATATAGTTCGGCGTGTTTGGCGTACCGGCGGACACCACGTACTCGCCGTAACGGTTGGCCGGGAAGTAATCTCCCCGGACAAACCCGCCACGCTCAGTTTCCGCTAGCAGCGTGACCAAGTCCTTGCTGTTAGCCCAGCGAGCGCCGAGACGCCCAGCCAACGCCGACTGATCGGTGTTGTTAACGATGTCCTCGATACCGCCGAGGGTGCTCATATGCCGCACGACGTCGTTGTGCTGCGCCGTGGTCAGGTCGGGCAACGCCGCCTCGGTGTACTGGCGTACCCGCGCCTCGCGCGCCACCCGGTCACGGTCGTTATAGAGTTCGTTAACCTCACGGTAAGTCTGCTGCGCTCGTGGATCAAGCGCATCGAACTCATACTGCAACCGAGCCACAACCGCCTGCTGCTCCGGCGTCACCATGTGGGTGTTCTTTGTCGGATCGGTCAGCGAGACCTCGGCCAAAGTCGCCTCGGTCATCAAAGGCTGAACCTTATCGCCGTCGGGTCCACGCTTTAGCTCATTAACCAGCCGCATTGTCTTGTCGATGTGCGGCTCAACGATAGGCTGACCGTTGGCGCCGTGCGTCGTGACCGGGCGGGTGCGCTCGGCTTCGCTGGCGTGGGTCACCGCCTCCAGCGCAGCACGGTGCAAGCTTACCGACGGGACGTAGGGTTTAATCGCGTCGTGGATGGCACCCAGGGTTGCTGCCTGGAAGACGCCGCGCAGCACGCTACGCCCCTTTGGCCCGCCGCTGTCGCCCAGTGCATCACGTATTTGCTTAAGACTGGCATAATCGCGCAGCTTCGCCGGCCCCAGCACTTCGTTGTTCTGCCGTCTGATCTGGTTAATCTCGGCAACATCGGCTGCGCGACCAAACCTGGCACCGGTCTCAACGATCTCGGTCAGCGGCCGCAGCACATAGTCAAATACCGAGTCGAGCTTATCGGGCACGCCAAAGAAATTGCGGACGATGCGTCTGAACCCGTCCCAGATCGACGCCTTTTGCGGGATGCCCATGCCGACACTGTCGAGCGCTCGGCGGAACTCGGGGCTGGCGGTCTCGCGCGACAGAAAGCGGTGGAGTTCCGGCTGGGTCAGAAGCTGAGCAGCCAGCTCGTGCGGGCCGGTCAGGTAGGGGGTGTCATACATCTCCCCGGCGTAGCCAAGCTCGAAATCCTCGGCACGGGTGCGGGGTCCGCCTTCGACAAAGACCCGGTCGATCTCGCCGCGAATCGACTCCAGCGCGAATTTGTGCGCGAGTTCTTGCGGGTTAAGGTTAGCTTCGGGGGTGCGGTATAGGTGGTTGATATACTCCACCGTCGGCTTGTGCACCGTCTCATGCAGCAGGGTTACCGCCGCATTGCCTTCCTGCCGTGCCGCGTTGGTATTAAGGTAAATATCGCCCCCGACTGGATCGTAGCTACCGACAGCATCACCAGGGATAATACCTTCGCCCTGGCGCACTTTACCGTCCGGGACAACCCGTCGAAGTATTCCCGCCAGTTCTGTCAACTGAGGGGTCATGCCGCCCGCATTTTTGTTGGCGATAAAATCGTCCAGTACCCGGTGCAGGCTCGCCCCGGCAGCACCCGACCGTTGGATGTGTTGCAGGATCGGCTCGTTAACCTCACGGCGTCTGGCAAGGAACTCGAACGGCGTCGTAGACCCCGAGACCAGTTCGGTTATCCGCCGCCGGATCGACTTAGGGCCTCTGCTGCCCGCTTCCAGGGCTTCGATCTGAGTGGCTGCGTCTTCTAGCCGGGCTCTTTCAGCGCGAACTTTGGCTTGGCTTTTCAATAGTTTGTCGAGATCGTCAAGGATTGCCCGCCGCTGCGGGCTAGCCTCGCCCGGTACCGGCTCGGGAGGTAGCTTTTTCAGCTTGGCTACCGCTGCATCCATGGCGCGCTGCCGGCTTTGCTCGACCGTGCCGGTGTCGGCTTCTTTCAAAAACTGACGGATATGAGAACTCAGCGACTGGACATTGCGCGGCCGGCCGACCGTCCCTGGTTCCTTTTTGCCAAACGCTTTGATTGCATCGGTCAGCGACTGACCGGCGAGGATGTTCTCGACGACCTGCCGTGCTTTACGGGTAGTCTCCAGACCGGGGGTCAGCGGGAATTTTTCGGTTGGTGTCGGCGCTTCCGCCATCCGGCGGGTAGCTGGGCTGACTAATCCTTCCCGGCGCGCCCGCGCTGCGTCTGCTGCTACCTCCCGCTGCAAATCCGACTGGGTTCGGGCAGTGGGCCGTGGCGCCTGCGGCTCGGTAGCTTCACCAGGCGATACATAGGCGCCGGATTTGGTGCGGGTGCCTTCAGCCTCGGTTTTAGGGGCAGATTTCTGTGCGCTACTCTCGGTCGGCTTTGTTACGCGACCTTCACGGATATCACGTCCAACCTGCCGGTCTTCCCGGAAACTATTGACAACATTGGGCGCGTTCCACTGCGGCCCGGTCAGAGTAGTGACGTCGCGTTCGCCTTGAGGCGGCTTAGCACGGGCCTCACCCTTCGCCTTGACCTCGGCTGCCTTCGCCTCGGACACCGCCTTCTTAGCCTTGCGTGGCGTCGTCGCCGCCTCAGTTACATCCTCGCCAGAAAACGTAAGTTCTTTTATCTTACCGTCTGCCCCCCATACTGTAAGCTTAACTTCGCCAGTGTCTTTCGCGGCGTTAAGCATACGTTCTACCACAGCATCGCTTTTGGGGAGCTGCTTACCGTTTACCCGAACCAGAGTATCACTAGTACGAAGACCGTCCCGTTCAGCAGCGCTGCCAATATCGACCGCTTCGATATTCCGATTATGAAACGTAATGCCTATCAGCTTACGGCCTTTTCCGGACGGCGCAGGTGTTTCTACCGTCGGTGTCTCAGGCACCGCTTCACGGCCCCTCGCCGCCGGCTCGGGTTTCGCGGCTCCAGCCGGCGGCGCCTTTTCCCCCGCTGAAACAAGTTGCTCTTTTGTTCCTGTTGCGGCCGGTTTCGCCTGTTCTGCCGGTACATCTGCCGCCGCCTTAACCTGATCCGGCGCACGAGCGCGGGCGAACCCGACAGCCTGCTCAGCCGTGTCGCCGACCGCGATTACATTGCCGTCGGCATTCTTCACAACATAACCGGGACCCGTGTGGTCGCGCTCGGTCGTCCACCCCTCGGGGGTGCGCCCACCCACCGGCGGCCCCACCGGGCCTCGTGTCGAGGGCGGTAGCTCGGCCGGCTGCTCGACGGCACCTATCGGGCTGCGTGCTGCCTCACCCGGAGCCATCCGGTCGATACCGCCGCCTGGTTCAGTGACACCAGGCAACTCCGGCTGCACACCGGGTCGCGCCGCAGGCATACCCAGGCCAGGAATTTCCGGCTGCGCTGGACCTGGCCTCGGCACCGGGGCTTCGGGGGTAGCTAAAGGCAGAGGTAGCTGGGTCGCCGGCTCGGCAAGTGCCAACTGTTCGGCCGGACCGACGCTTGGGCGTACCGGCGGAATTAGTGGCAACTCGCCCTGGGCACCGCCGGGAGGGGACGGCGGTCCTCCTCCCGGCGGCGTACCCGGCGGGGGCGGCCCTGCTGTCGGCGGAGGCCGACCCATGCCGGGTATTTCTTCCTGGCCGAACGGCAACTGGCCCTGCACCGGTTCCGGTCCAGGCACCGGCGGCACGATGTCGCCCAACGGTTGGCGGCCAGGGCCGGTAATATCCGGCAGGCGCAATTGCTCGCCCTGTACCGGCGGCCTCTCGCCAACACCACCAGCCAACGGCAATTCGCCCTGCGGCGCTGGCGGACGTACCCCGGCGCCGCCTTCCAACGGTAGCTGACCCTGCGGCAGCTGCGGACCCTGCTGTGGCGGCGGCTCCGGCGGGCCATATTGTTCGAGCGCCGCTGCCTGATCGTCGCTTACTCCGGGGGTAACCTCGCCACGACGCATAATTCGGCGACCGACACCGCGCGCCAACCTGCCGCCCGCCATCGCCGCCACGTCGGCAGCGACATTAGCAATAGACCCAGCGGCCGCCGGATCGAGGTTCTCAGTCAGCGGCTTACCCTGGATCGCATTGGCAACAACTTCGCCGCTGACCGCAACGGCAGGTTGCCCCGCAACCTGCACCCCAACGCGGGTCGGCACCCCAGCGACGACCGGTGCCGCTTTACCGGCTGCGTCGAGGACTGGCTTGGTCCACAGCCCTTTAAGTGCGTTACTTAATGGCTTACCAGCACCCAAGAGAGCCATCGACGCGGCATTGACAGCGCCGGTTTTGCCGACTTGGACCAGAGCA